TAATCACCATCGTCGGCTTCGAGCAGGGCGACACCGCCTACAAGCTGACCTTCGCCTTCGGTGGGATGCTGGCTGAGAACCAGTTAGGCGCCATTGTCAAGATGATTAGTACCCCTGAAGTTGTGGGCATTTGCTCACCACGTACCGCTCAAGCAACACCGCCAGTACAGCAGCAGGTCGAGCATAATGAAAACAAAGAGAACAAAGAAAACGTCGTGGATCTGGCTGCCGAGAAGGCCAAGGTTGAAGACGACAAGAAAAAGGCCGCTGCCGAGAAAGCCGCTGTCACCAAGAAGGCCAATGCCGAGAAAGCTGCCGCCGAAGCCGCCGCTAAAGCTACCGTAAGTGGTATGGACCTCGGCCTGGGCGGTGATCTTGGTCTGGGCACTACTGTACAGCCTACAGCCGGTGCTTCCGCAGGACCGTCCGATGATGATCTAATTAACTCGTTGGGACTGTAAGAATCTAAGAGGGGGTGGGGCGACTCACCCCTCGTTTAAAAGGGGGGGATCAGAGTGGAAGAAACTGAGCAATTAAAAAGGAGGGTCGCAGTCCTGCGGCACGCAGATGCAGATGGCTTCGGCGCAGCATTTAGTATCTGGAAAGCACTCAAAGATACCTGCGAACTGCTCTTTATTCCGGTACAGTATGGACAAGATGTACCGTGGGAAGCACTACGAGATTTTGGGCCGGATAAGGTCTTCATTGTGGACTTCTCTTACAAAACGCACATCCTCGAAGGGATAGCGTCAATCTACCCCGATCTCACAGTAATCGACCACCATAAGTCAGCACTGCCGGAACTCCAAGCATGGTTGCTGGAGCAGTCAGTGAATCCGGGTGCGGGTTCTTATTTCTTCGACTTGGAGCAGTCTGGCTGTGGCTTGACATGGGAACTATTTCACTACAACGAAGAGCTGGACTCTGACTCCGGAGAGATGCTGGCCTATCCTACACCCTGCCCTGAAATCCTCCTCTACGTACAAGACCGCGACTTGTGGAGGTTTGAGCTGGAGCACAGCAAGGAGATCAACGCCTACATCGCCACCATGCCTGAAACCTTCGAGGAGTGGGATAACTTCTACCTGCCCGAGGCATATACTTGCGGCAAGGCGGTGATCGCCTTCCAGAACGCACAGATTCAGAAGCGGTTGAAGGATGTGATTGTAAGAGATTTCGCAGTCACTACATACCCTGGATGTATTTTTACAGTACCCTTCATAAACGCCTCAGAGAATATCAGTGAACTGGGCGAAGCGATGTGCTTAGCCTATCCTGACGCACCTTTCTCGGTTTCTTATTGCGATCGCGCCGACGGCAAGAGGTCTTATTCTCTCAGGTCGAGAAACGGGTTTGATGTAAGCGTAGTCGCCAAGGCATTTCAAGGCGGTGGACATTTTTCTGCGTCAGGATTCACTCTGGCGGCACCAGATATTATTTAAAGGACTGTGCTGGTATCCCGCACCTGCTGCGCAGGGACTAAGACGGTGGATGAGCAAGCAGACTCCACAAGTGCCAGTAAAAAATCAAACACCAAGGACCTAAAAATGACGAACACCCCCACATACGACTTTACCCAACTCGCTGCGCTTCTCGAACGTGCCGGTATCACCGTCGCCGAGGCATCAACCATTTTCAAAATTTCCAGGCCTACAATGTACGCCTGGTGCGCAGGCAATGCTCCGACGCAGGGGCTCTTGCTGGCTAACGCCGAGCGGCTGATCAGAACCTTCGAGAAGGCTCTCACCGTAGGGGATCTGCCGCTGCACGCCGACATCGAGAAGGCGGCAAGGCAGGCAGGGTTCGTGCAGGCGTTGCGTAAACACCTTTAGTACCCACCAATTTTTCAGCTTGACATGCTACTTTGGTGGGCGTACTTTCGTACTCCCCGCCCCCTTGTAATTTATTTGCCTTTGGAGGCTCAATGCATTTCCTTACCCAACTGCTCCCGACGCAAGGCTTGTATTGTTCTGCTCAGGTTGCCAGCAAAGGCTTCATCCATAGATTTTTTGACAACACCCCTGCACTAATAGCTCATATCGAGCAGCAAGACGCCGCTGGCCATACCATGTACGTGGCCCAAGCATCATACAAGACCCCTGAGAATCGCAAGACCGAGAACGCTGCATACGTCCGCAGCTTCTTTTTTGATTTAGATTGTGGCACCGAGAAGTTCGCTCAGACTCCAGACAAAGCTTTCCCGACCCAAGCTGACGCATGTGTAGCACTGAAAGAATTTGCTAAGTTTATGGGTTTGCCGCTGCCTACAGTAATAAACTCAGGAAATGGCCTCTATAGTCACTGGCTAATCGACGAAGACATCCCCGCCGACAAGTGGAAGGTGCTGGCGACTGTGCTGAAGGGTGTCGCCACTGCCGCAGGGTTCAAGCAAGACCCATCCCGAACATCCGACACATCATCCGTCCTCCGCCCCGCCGGCTCAACCAACAGGAAGAACGGCGCCTCCAAGCCAGTCAAGATCCTGCACCTGTCCCAGCCCATATCACTCAGCACATTCACCACCGCGCTCGAAACAGCCGCTAAAAAACTCAAGGTCACAGCAACCACGTTGGCTCTGCCGGCCGCGTTCAAGGGACTCAACGATGACTTTACCTCAGGTATTGAAGGGCCTCCTTCATCGCTTCACCAAGTGGCGGAGCGTTGTGCCCAGGTGCGTAAGATTCGAGATAGTCGTGGAGACGTTGACGAACCTACATGGTACAACTTTCTCGGCATGGCTCGGTACACCGCCGAAGCAAAAGAAGGACGTGAACTACTAGACGGAGGTATTCTTCATGCGTGGTCTCAAGGGCACAGTGAATATGATGCGCAAGCGACGGAAGCGAAGCTCAGGCAGCTCGAACTCGGTGGCTACGGCCCTACAACATGTACAAAGTTTGCCGCTGACAATCCATCCGGATGCCTCGCCTGCCCTCACGCTAACTCAGTCAAGTCTCCTATCCTGCTCGGACGCCCCGACCCTGTATCCATAGCCACCCCGGAAGAAGAGGCGCTGGCACCTGAGGGTTTCCGTCGCGGCGAGGACGGCCTCTTCTGGAACGACGACGGCAAGTGGCACCGCTTCTATCCTTACGACCTCTACATTGACTCCATCGCCTACGACTTCACCCAGGGCTTCGAGACGGCCACGATCAAGCACCGGATGCCGCTCTATACAGAATACAATAACTTCAGCGTGCGCACCTCGCTGCTGCACGACCCCAAGCAACTGCTGATGCAGTTCGCAGATAACCACGTCCAGACAACTGGAGGAGATTCGAGGAAACAGATGATAAACTATGTCGATCATTCGCTAGCGACTCTGAGAGCACGCCGCAAATTGGCCGAACTACACAGTCAGATGGGCTGGCACGAGGGTGAGGATGGCAAGACCTTCGTGCTGGGCGAGCAGGTATTCAGGAAGACCGAGGAGCCGATAACGGTCGGCTTCGCCAAGAACGTGCCGGAGGCAGGCAAGGCGTTTCGTCCGGAAGGAGATATCGAGGCATGGAAAAAGACAACCAAGTATCTGGGCCTTCCTGGCATGGAGCCGTTTGCCTTTGCATTTTTGGCGGGAGCCTTCGGAGCGCCGCTGATCAAGTTCACGGGGTTTGCGGGAGCAATGGTGGCCTTAATTGGGGAGTCGGGTATCGGCAAGACGCTTATGGGCGAGTGGATCATGTCAGTCTATGGCGACTCGCAGAAACTGATTCTGCTCAAAGATGACACCAAAAACTTCCTGGTGCAACGCCTGGGGCTGTACGGGTCGCTGCCGCTATATGTGGACGAGATCAGCAACATCGAAGGGCAGGAGTTGAGCGATCTGGTTTACAAGGTCACACAGGGTAGAGACAAAGGCCGTCTTAGCCGCTCAGGCAACGAGCGCTCACTGATCAACTCGTGGAACACCATCGCCATCGCCTCATCCAACCACTCCCTGACCGATAAACTCTCCGCCTTGAAGACTGACGCCTCCGCCGAGATGAACCGCATCATGGAGATCGATGCACGCGCTGTCAGAGGCTTTGATAGAGAGCAGGCCACTGAGGTTTATCACACATTCCGCCAGAATTTTGGCTTAGTCGGCCCCATATATATCAACTATATTACGGGTCAACAGGATGTCAACAGAGACAAGATAGATTTAATTGTAAGGTCTTTAGATTTGGCAACCGACGCCAAACCCGAGGAGCGGTTCTGGTCGGCTGTGGCCGGCTGTGCGATCTACGGTGGACTGATAGCATCTAAGCTGGGGCTGATCGACTTCCCGGTAGCACCGATTCTCGCATGGGTGAAGAAACATATCATCAACGCTCGGAGAAGTAAAGGTGAACAAGTCACCAACTACACCGACCTGTTGGGTCAATTCCTCGATCAGCACTCTGCCGGCGCGCTGGTCACGACCCACAACATGCCTAAAGAACTGGTCGGCATTATCCGAGAACCCCGCGCCCCGCTGGTCTACCGCATCAACGAGGACACCAAGCGCCTGTACATCTCCCGCCAGGCGATCAAGACCTTCCTGGAGAAAAACTACGGGTCGTATACCAAGCTCAGGAATGAACTGGAGCGGGTCGGAGCGCTGATCGATTCAAATAGGAGAAAGGTACTCGGCGGCGGGACGTATTTCGGCGGAGCGCAGCAGCCGGTGTGGGAGATCGACCTGGACTGCGTGGAGTTGGGGCGCCGGACCCTCGGGCTGGTGAAGGATCTCAAACAAACGGGAAAGGTGGTGGGACTATGAGCTGGGATCTTAGGTGGATGAGCGTGGCGAGTCTGGTGGCCACATGGAGCAAGGACAGAAGCCGGAAGTGCGGCGCCGTTATCGTGGACAGCAGAAACGTACTGGTGAGCCTCGGCTGGAACGGATTTCCTCGCGGTGTTGCCGATAGTCCTGATTACAGGCACGAAAGACCGGAGAAGTACCTCTGGACAGAGCACGCTGAACGCAACGCGATCTACAACGCCGCAGCCAACGGCCACCCGACAAGAGGCTGCACCATGCACCTGCCGTGGTTTCCCTGCGCCGACTGCGCTCGGGCGATCATCCAGGCCGGGATTACTTCAGTAGTCTGCTACGAGCCTGACTGGTTGGACCCGCAGTACTCAAAAGACTTCGCTATCGTGACTGACATGTTTCTGGAGTCTGGGGTGAATTACCGCTTTATCGATGGGGCAGCTCCGGTGCAGAAATGAACTACCTCCCAATCCGCATAAATATCTTGCAATCTGACATAAAGTAAACAGGATTAAATCAGATTCAACAGTAGAAGAGTTGAAGTCAATACTGACTTATATGGAGGAGGGCTTTTGAATTATCTATCTATATGTAGCGGGATTGAGAGTGCTAGCACAGCTTGGCATCACTTGGGGTGGAAACCGCTAGGGTTCTCCGAGATAGAGCCTTTCCCTTCAGCGGTCTTAGCGCACCACTACCCTGATGTATCGAACTTCGGCGATATGA